CAAAGAAGGTGAACCAGTTGAACTACGTGACTATCAAATCAGTATCGTTAACAGCTTCTTAAAGAATCCACAATCATTGCAAGAGATTGCTACAGGTGCAGGTAAAACGTTGATGACTGCCGCACTTAGTTATAGTGTTGAGAAGTATGGTCGTAGTATCGTTATCGTTCCAAACAAGTCGTTAGTCACACAAACAGAAGCAGACTACATTAATTTAGGATTAGATGTTGGTGTATACTTTGGTGATCGTAAGGAATACAATAAGACACATACTATCTGTACTTGGCAGAGTCTGAATAACATGCTTAAGAAAACAAAAGCAGGTGAAGCAGAAGTAGAGATCGGAGACTTCATCGAAGGTGTTGTTTGTATTATGGTTGACGAAGTTCACATGGCTAAAGCAGACGCACTCAAAACATTGCTTACTGGTGTATTCTCTAAAGTGCCCATTCGTTGGGGGTTGACGGGAACTATTCCTAAAGCAAAGTATGAAGCACAGTCAATCTATGTTAGTCTAGGTCAATTGATCGGTAAACTGAGCGCAAGTGAATTACAAGATCAAGGTGTACTAGCACAATGTCACGTGAACATTGTGCAATTGAAAGATGAAGTAGAGTTCACTAACTATCAAAGTGAACTTAAACATTTGCTTGAGGATACACATAGACTTGATGCTATCTCTGAATTGATTCTTAAAATCAAAGAAAGTGGTAATGTGTTGGTCCTTGTTGATAGAGTGAATGCAGGTAAAGAGATTGTTAGTAGATTACCCGATAGTGTTTTTGTCAGTGGTGCTACAAACCTAGTTGATAGAAAAGAAGAATATGATGAAATTGCAACCAGCACAAATAAAATCATTGTTGCTACTTATGGTGTCGCCGCTGTTGGTATCAACATACCTCGTATTTTTAATCTGGTTCTCATTGAACCTGGAAAATCCTTCGTCCGTGTTATCCAAAGCATCGGTCGAGGAATTCGTAAAGCAGAGGATAAAGATTTTGTACAAATCTGGGACATAACAAGTTCATGTAAGTTTGCTAAACGTCACTTAACGCAACGTAAAACGTTTTATAAAGAAGCAAATTACCCGTTTGATATTGAAAAGTTGACTTACAGATAAAAAAGTGTTACAATACTACTATGCGAATATTAACCCTCGAAAACGAATACTATAACTTAGAAACATTGCCTGAAGAAATTGATGACTTGCGTTTTGCAATACTAGACAACAGTAACCCAAGCAATGTAGACTATCATTATATACCATTGATCTTTTTAGAATCATTTAACAGCCCAGCACTTGTATTAAAGATTGGTAATCAAACAATCAAGATGCCAGTAGATTGGCAGATACTGATCGGAGAACAAGAGCATGGTGACTTAGAAACATTACCACTGACTAGTATCAATGACAGAGGGTTCAATGCGTTTGAGTTCAACCCACTCAGTGCATTTAGCCCAAGCTTCTTGCCCATAGAGATAGTAGACATATATCATGATGTTACCTGGTATGCCCCTAGACTAAAGAATGGTCAGTTCTTGTGTGTACCGATTGATGATGGTATTAAGCCACGATGTGTATACTTTGTAAAAGAGATTAGTCGTAATTGTGAGATTGTAGATTATAGTCAGGCATTCTAATGGCAACAAAAAAGAATACTCCAACTGATGAGAAGTTTGAAGGACAAGACTTCAATTTATTTGAAGCACTTGCAGCCATGGACCGAAAAGACTATGGATATTATGATAGGTTAACAGAAGAACAACAAAAGAAATTTGTGCCCTACATGATGACTCATTGGATGAGTGCTATTAGAGGCGCCGGCGATCTTCAAGGTTACTATTTACGCAGTACCGATTGTCATGCAAACAAACATTTGTTCAATGAAAACATTCAGAAACATCCTAAATTACAGTGGTACATGCTATGTACTATCAGTCCCGGATTAGGAAAACAAGATCACAAATGGGTACCTCAACTAGGTGTAAGTATTCGTACATTAAGAGAACCTGCAAAACTTAAAGACGTTAAAGAGTATTTTACTAAAATTTATCCTAAAGCAAATATAGACGATATCGCAGAATTTGCAAACTCATTTGTAGCAGATCATAAAAAGAAATGTTATCTAGCTACAACATATCCTAATCTAAAACAAAGTGATATCGAAGTTCTAGCACAGATGATAACCAATGAAGACATTAAACAGTATGAAAAAGAAAGAGGAAATTGATAAGGCAGAAGTATTCGGTTGTGAATTCTGCAATAGAGAATTCCTACGAAAATCTACTGTAGTTAAACATCTATGCGAAAATAAGCAACGTTGGTTAAACAAAGACCTGCAAGGCAATCGTTTAGGCTTTCAATCTTGGTTACAATTTTACAAAAAGAATACTGCTGGTAAAAAGAATAAAACTTATGAAGAATTTATTCGAAGTGCATACTATACTGCTTTTGTAAAGTTTGGTACTTATTGTGTAAATGTTAATGTTATCAATGTCAGTAGATATGCAGATTGGTTGCTAAAGAATCAAATTAGCATTGACACATGGACAAAAGATACTAATTACACTAAGTTCTTAATTGAATACTTGCGTGTTGAAGACCCGCTAGACGCAATTACTAGAAGTATTCACACATCTATTGATCTTTCTCAAATAGAACATATACAAAGCAAAGACTATTTGCGTTATGGTAATGTAAATAAGATATGTTACGAAATTACTAAAGGAAAGATAAGTCCATGGATTCTTTATCAATCTGATAGTGGTTTGAAATTCTTAGATACACTGAACGAAGCACACATTGCCATGATAATTGATTACATCAATCCAGAACTATGGAAGATTAAGTTCAATCGTGAACCAGAGAATGTTAAACAAGTTAAGGAATTATTAAATGCAGGCGGGTACTAGAGTTCGTATACCTTGGAAAAAGGGAGATATTATAGATTGGAATGAAACCTGTGCTTGGGCGATAGAACAGTTTGGATTACCGGGCAATAAATTTACTACAGATCCTACTGTAGATTGTATGGATTTCTATTTTAAGGATGAGCGTGACGCTATTCATTTTGAATTAAGGTGGGGTTAATGTTAGTAATAGATTTTGTTGATCCTTTTGGAGTAGAAAAGCAAATAAAAATTAAACTTTTGGATAAGCCCTGGGTCGAGCAATGGAAAAATTATATATTCAGCTTATATGACAGAGTTCCTTATTTAAAAATATCACTGGATCATACAATATGGAATAACATGTATCATAGCACTCCGGCACTCACACTATTGATTGAATTAAAAGATGCGTTAAATTACTTTAAATCATTTAGTCAATATGATTTTAGTTATGGTGTTACTGAAATAGAAAAGTATATAGTAGACCCTCAATCAATTGAACAGCAGTTTTTAAATTATACTCATAGATGTTTTACATCAGTTGCTAAAGATTTTTACGACCGTACTATTATAATGCCAAATGGTATTACACGTGAAGATATGTTTAGCTCAATGCATATACTCAATGACAATACACACAAACTTGAAGCCATCACATATAAAAAATCTAATAGAAGGAATCAGTGTGAGCATGGAGAATATTTTACATTTGTTACGGAAAACATAAATTCAGCAATGCACAAACAAAATGATAAGTCGCCGTGGTCTACAAATGGCATCGAATATATCAAACCAGAATACGAGTTTGATTTCATTAATGAAGACTACCACCACAATGTTTGGTTGAACGAAGACATTCAAGGAAAAGATCAATTCAAGTGCTGGCTTGACGAAGATGATGCATCATGTGATGACATTACTGGTAATATTTTAGTGACCCCAAATCTGATATTAGATAGTTATGGTACTCTAACAAAAATATTAGATGATAACGAATTTCAACAACAATATAAAAAATTAAATAAAAAATTAAATAGATTTCCCATAGGTGATATTATCAATACCAATGATATTGATTGGAACGTTGATATCAAACATAATAAAGTTACTGGTAAGGCAGCTAGTATAAAAAATATTGAACTATGTGGTAGAAAACTATGGAGCTATGAATAATGTTAAGATATACGTATATAAACCCTCAAGGAACAGAAAGACACATAGAAATTAAGTTATTAGATAATGACTTTGTTAAGAAATGGAAAAATTATCTGATACAAACAAGTAAGAAGTTTCCAAACTTACGATGGGGTAATGGATTAATTGGTCAAGGCACAGTTGATGTTTATAAAGATCCATGGCCTACTATTGATACTCTATTTGATAGTTTGAAATATTTAGATAGAAATACTGAATTTATTTTACAACATGAAGATTACAGCCTTTTAAAAGAGTGCAGAACTTTTAATAGATATGTTAACAATATCACACAGCACGATTTAAATCGATGGCATAGATATTTCACAACACTGGCTGCAAAATTCAGAGACAATGAGTTATTGATAAACGAGGGTGTAAATAAAGACGAAGTTTATCAGAATATTCACAATATAAACATCTATGTACATGCGTTGGAGTATATAACGTATCCTCATTGTGAAAGACGTAAACCTTTTACTACACATCAATATCACTATAGATTCAGTCCAGTATCAGCAGAATACAATGGCTATAGTCCAGAAACAAATGACCAGATGTTTGCGACTGAAGATACTATTATGATTAGTAATGAGTTTGATCCATTGGTTGAAAATTTCGATTATACCGTATGGCTTAATGAAGACATATTAGGTAAGGATCAAGTTAAAGCCTGGCTGGATCATGATAATTTAAATGAGGAAGATATTACGGGTAATCTCTTTATGACTCCTAGTATTATACTAGATCCTTCTAAAATTATACCTACTGTATTACGTAACCGAGAATTTATTGAAGAATCAAAACTGTCGGGGAAAAAGTTTAACAGATTTCCTATAGGTAATATTATTAACATTGATAAAATAGATTGGGCCAATGATTTTTTAAGTCTACCTAACTTCTTAACTCACTCGGAAGGTTCTAAAATAATTAAGATAGAATTAGATGGAGTAGTTCTTTGGGAAACTAAGTTGAGAAAATATTTAAAATTTGCCATTGCATACGAGCCTAAGAATTTGCTATCTAGGTTTATACGCTGGGCCAAATGTTATGATATAACATATAAATTAGAACATGTTGATAAACATTTACATATATTCTTTGATAAAGATGAAGACTATCAAACATTTTTCCTACATTGGAATTTTAAACGTGATACTAGATGTTATGTTTTTTGTATGGAACAAATAATTGATTAGTGTGACGTTATACATTGATGTTAGTAGAACCTTAGAAATAGTACATGAGTTAAAACATCACGGTTGGGTAATGGGTGTAGACTTTGACTTTGCATATCATCAAAGTGCTTGGGATGAGATGATAGGTGAGATTCCAAAACAAACAGTTTTCACTTTTTACAATGATAGTAATGCAAGTTATTTTATGTTGAGGTGGGGATGAGAGTTCAAAACTTTGACCAAAATCGTGGTTGGGAAGAAACTGATCCGGGCTGGTACGAACATGAGATACATGTTAGTATGAATATGACCGAAAAATACGATGATATATTGGAATGGCTGTATAATAGAATAGACAACTGTGAACGACATGCTAGGTGGCGAATCAGTAAAGGGCTTATACAACTAAAGTTTAGGTATGAGCGTGATGTAATACTATGTAAACTAAGTTTTTAATGAACATCGAACATGAGATGCTAGATAAGTTGACGGATGATATGGCAAAAGAAATTGACTATGATATGCTTGTTAACTTGTTAAACTGGACACAAGTAACATTACCGCCATTTACTGATAGATATAATGCAGTAGATATTGCTGATTGGTGTACCGATAACTGCACTGGTAAGTTTATGAACTTTGGTGTTAAGTTTGCGTTTGAAAAAAGTAAAGACGCTGAGTGGTTCATCCTGAGGTGGAAGTAATGGCAACAATACCTCACATACAAGATTACGATGACGATGATCCCAAAATAGATTTTCGTAAAAGACGCTGGGACTATTGGGCGGCATTAAAACTTGTACGTAAAGAATACATGGAACAAAATAGAGAGTTTGATGCATATGATTTTGAAGATTATCTTGTAGGTAAATACGGTGTAAAGATGAACATCGTCAATGGTAACATAACAGATGGATATAAGATTGTTGACGAAAAGAAATACTTAATATTTTTATTAAAATTCCAATGAACAATTCACCTTTTGAATTATACGCAACTGAGCGTGACAATCATGTAGTACACTGGCCTACATTTAAAAACATTAGAGATGTAGATACTAGAATAAAACTTCTAGATATACTATTTGGAGAAGTAAAATGTTTTGAAGTAGGATTAGGTCTGTTATTACAAGGTGGCGATATGGACACCTTGTGGATTAATTTCAGTGCTTGGGCGCAAAACTCTAGTCATGGTTATTCTGAATACTTGCAGGACATGTATGAAATTCGTGCTGTTGTATTTAGAAACAAAAATGAAGCAGAACAGTTCCAAGATATACTAGAAAAGAAATACATATGGAAAGTATTAAAGGCATAATATGGCAAATGATATAATGATAGACATTGAGAGTTTAGATACAACACCTAACTGTGTTATACTAACTATCGGTGCGGTAAGATTCGATCCTAAAGGTTCAGGAGTAGTTGAACGATTAGAACTAAGACCTACTGTGGAAGATCAAACAGAGATTTACAATAGGAGTATCAATGAAGATACCCTGCGTTGGTGGAGTGAGCAAAGCCCTGAAGCACTTGAAGAAGCAATGGGAGACAATGGACGAGTCCCGTTTGCAGAATGTATGGAGATACTTTATAAGTTTTGCTGGAACCGTCGTGCTGTTTGGAGTAACGGTGCGTCATTTGATTGTGTAGTAATGGAACATGCTTGGAGACAAACATCGGACAAGCCTAATCCTATCCCCTGGCCTTACTATACTGTCAGAGATACACGTACCTTGTATGAGATCGCCGGAGTAAAATTAAAAGATGGCGGGCATAGCACAAGTCACAAAGCAGTAGAAGATGCCGAAAGACAAGCAATCGTTGTACAAAAAGCGTATACTAAATTAATTAAAGCAGAACTAGTAGCACCACCAAAATGAGAATAGATTCAGACATTGACATTGACTTTGGTGACAGAGATAAACTATTGTCTCTAATCAAACATACGCCTGCGGCAATGCGTAACGTTAAACCGATACGTAGACACAACACCGGCATATACATTACAGATGTTCCATATGATCCAATACATGACATGGCTGCTATTGATTATACTGAGGCTGAAAAGAGGGGATACTTTAAGTTAGATTTGTTGAACGTTCACGTGTATGAGCAAATTAAGAGTGAAGAACATTTGACCGAGATGATGGTTGAACCTGATTGGTCTAAACGTTTGTTGAGAGACTAATTCACCTGGGTAATCATTATCAGTCGTTACGTAAGATGCCTGAACCAGTGAATAGTATTCCTAGACTTGCTATGTTTTTAGCATTGATTCGTCCTGCTAAGAAACATATGATTGGTAAATCATGGAAAGAAGTAAATAAGACCATCTGGGATAAGGAAGCTGATGGCTATAGCTTTAAAAAGAGTCACGCTATTGCTTACGCACAATTAGTCGTGGTTCATATAAATTTGTTAGTCAAGTCGCTTGACCAGAGTGATACTTCTGCGTTTGGACCTGCGTTTA